CCACCAAATAGTGCCACCTTGGCGATCTCCTCCGGACTTTGTTGGTCCGGGGGATTTTTTATGTCCGTTTTTCCAGTTAAGTAGTCAATAGACACACCGAAATACTCACTAATGCTCTTAAGTATCTCCAGTTTGGGTTCTACATCTTCTCCATTCTCATATTTTTTCTTCCAAAAGGAGACACTGCCTTTATTAAAGCCACATTCTATAGCGGCTCGTGAAGGCGAGATACCGGCCTCATTGCATATATGTTGAAAGCGGTCATAAAACACAAAAAATGCCTCCTTGTTTTGTGCAAATTACACAAAGTTTAACAAATTAGACTTTTCGTGTTGCAAAGTTGAACGAATTGGCTTATAATGCAAGTGTGGTTGAATTCGTTAAACTATTTCAACAGCGTTAGCAACTTTGTGTTTAATTCTTTGGACAAGATGAGTATAGCACACAGGTTTAATAAATTCAACCACTTTTTAAAAAAATCTGGGAGGAGGTATATTTTTTGGACAGTTGGATTGAAACAGCAATAGGAAAAATGCACATGAACAAGATCACGCAGCGTGACCTTGCCAGGAAACTCAACTGGTCTCCGCAATATCTTTGTAATGTGCTCGGCGGAAAGCGAAAATCAAAAAGCGGAGAAGAGCGGATCCTCGGCGCAATCAACGAGATCATCGCAGAGCGCAACAACTAAATACACGGCCAGCCTTTAGATAAGCAGCAGGCAGTTAAAGCGAGGTGAATAAAAGTGATTGTTGTATTGGTTCTTATTTCCACTGTTGCGATGATCAGTGCGCTGATGGCGCATTGGAGGCTAAGAGCGGTTTTGTACTATTTGACTGATAAGAACATCCAATTCACCGAAGAGGATATGGAGAAGTGCCTGCGCCAGGTGCTGGAACACCAATTCAAACGGTAGGTGGATTAAGCAACATTGATGATAAGACACTGGTTGCGACGGATGAGAGAACATTCAGAGAAGCAGAGGCAAATTTGGAAGCAATTTTCTTTGTTTTTCTCCATACATTGTCATCTCGGATGTTATCCAGCAGATCGTGACCTGGCATGAGGATGGATTCCTCAAAATATGTTGGTGTGGTGCATAGATCTGCAACCGAGACGGCCTTTATGTATCTGGCCTCTGACAGCAAGCTGATTGTATACAAGATTTCTTCAGAAGTGTATGGGTCTATTTGAATTGTAGAGGCGTCTAAGTGGTCATTGTAACCAAGGTGCTCTTCAAGGTAGATCAGTACCTCTCTTACACAGTCTTTGTTTAATTTCATCTGATTTCGTCCTTTCGTCATAATAACATCATTATAGCAACAATTTACAACCAATGCCAGCCTTTTGGGCGGCGGCAGAGATACGCAGGCAGCGGGACCTTTTTTCATTTCTTCTCTTTCTTCTTTTCTTTTTTGTCAAATTTACCCATTATATTCCTGCTTCCGGTGCCCGCACCACCCAACATCACATTTATCGCCAACGGCACTTCTGCCGTGCAGCGGGCAGCTTGCGGCTCTGCCGCTTGCCCAAAGGGCTGGCCTAATCAAGAAAGGAGAAATAATAATGAAAGTACCCATCAACAAGGACAGTCCCTTGGCAATGGACGACTTTGACGCCGCCGTACAGCAGCGTATGGAGCGCCTGCAAAGTTATATTGACCTGATCCGCACCGCCGAAGCTGTAGAGGAAGAGGTCAAGGCCAAGGGCACAAAGCTGTATCTTGGTCCGGAAGATGTGGCGGCATACCTGAATTGCAGCATTCCGACCGCCAGGCAGTATATGCACCGTCCGGGCTTCCCTCTCATTCAGCTGGGAGAGAACGGCACCAAGTTGGCTGTGTTTGCCCCGGCGTTCCACGCCTATAATGCAGGCAAATATTGATTTTGCAGTCAACTGCAAAGAAAGGACAAACCAATGACGAAACGAGAAAAGGCCGGCGTGGTCCTGGTGATTACCGGCTTTCTGCTGGTGATGTTGGGCTGCTGCCTGGTGGCGGATAATCCGTACTGGTGGATGTCCGTTGTAATCAGCGGCACCGGCTGCGCATTGATCGCCCTGGCAGTGTTCGTGCTGCCAAAGGACGAGGACGAGCCGCAGCAGGATAAACGGCTGGTGATCGAGGACGAAAACCGCAAGGTGGTACTGGTAGCGCCGCTGACAGACTTTGAATTGGCGTATCTGCACGCCGTCAAACTGGGAAAGGATGATGAAAATGGACGATTACATTGATTTGGTGATTGCTAAGCTGGACGAGGACCACATTGTCCTGCGGGCGCCGTGGAACACCGTTAGAGCCGGCGACACCGTGTATGTGCGGGGTGACGGCAACTACGAGGCGCTGGAAGTAATTGCAGAGCAAAAAACCAAGGCTCTGATGGAATTGCCGAAAGTGACCGCCATTATGCTGCCGCTGGAGTATGACGACGAACAAAGCGGCGGGCAAAAAGAAAAAGCCGACTGAGCGACCAGTCGACTTGAACACAGGCGGCGAAAAGAAAGTAAAACGCCTGCGCTATATCCATTATATATAAGGACCGCAGAGAAGTCAAGGACAAGCCGTGCGGCAAGGGCGAAAAAAGGGGTCTGTGCTCCTTTTTTGCTCCTCGTTCAAAGTATTATTTTTAGGCGCAAAACGCCAACGGCAAAAATATATCGCTTGGCATTCTTCAGCGGGTTCAGGCGCAGGCAGGAGACCGGCGGCAACAGGGTGTGCACCCGCGCCGCATAATGAGGAGCTGTGCTCTGTGGGAATGTGGAACACGCCGGTGAACCGGTGGGAAACTTGCTTTTCCACCCGGGAGCCGATCAGCGTTTTCCAGCATTTCCATAGAGTGCCGGTCCGTCCAGAAAGGAGCAAACCAAAATGCCATGGGTGCAAAAGACCGTCCATGCGGGAAGATGTATCTATATCCAGCGCCACTACTCCTCGCGCTATGGCAGCAAACACAAATGCACCAGAGGGAGCAACTACGGCAAAACAAGTGAGGCCCAGACCATTGTAAACAACCGCCAGGCGTGCCTACAGCAAGAGATGATTTTTAACGCCAATTTTGGTCCAGGTGATCTGACCGCTACCTTTACATTCCGTAAGGCGGACAGACCCAAGAATCTGCAAGAGATCAAGAAACTGTGGGCGGCATATATGGCCAAACTGCGATATGCCTACAAAAAGGCAGGTGTGGAGTTCAAATGGATGAGGGCCATTGAGACCCCGGACAAGAACCCGCATATCCACATGGCGCTGTCCGGCATCGACATAGCCAAGCTGCCTCGGTGGCCGTATGGGCGGGTGGACTTTGTGCCGGTTGATGACAGAGACCACCACACCTACGGTGGGTACCTGCGTGAGGAAACACATATCAAGCAAGGGCACAAAGGTAAGTACACCACGGCCAAAGCAAAGGTATGCTACAGCCGCAGTCGCAACCTGACCGTACCGGAGCCGGAGTACAAAATCATTTATAATGACCACTGGGCGGACGAGCCAAAGGCACCAAAGGGCTATTATGTTGTCCGGGACACCCTGAACAACTGGGAGGACGAAGTCACCGGGTTCAAGTACCAGTCCTATGTGCTTTGCCCGATCTCAAAGAACCAACCGCACCGGCGGTGTTAGGAGGGCGACAATGACATACATACAGCAATGGGAACAAATGCGGGACAAGGTGCGAAACTTGGAACAGGAACGCCAAACCCAGCTGATCTTGGCACCGCACAACGCCTACGGCTTCAAGCTAAACATCAACCACCCGCTGATCCGGCCAAAGTGGGACGCCTTTAAGAGCACCAAGGGCCTGGGCCAGTATGGCATGACGGACGATCTGCGCCGGGAATTTGAGGAGGCAGTGCTGGCCAGTAAGTACATGCAAAAGTGCATGGAGCAGGAACAAAGGAAGATTGGCGCCGTCGAGCACCAATTCATCCGTATGGCCTACTCCGTAGAGAAACAGGCAGCGGGCTAATGGGTACCCAAGAACACTGGACTGCTGCCCAGTACCAGGAGTATCTCCGGCAGCGGGCAAAGGGAAACAACAAATACCACGCCGTAAAGGTAGAGGTGGACGGCACAGTATATGCCAGCCAAAGCGAAAGCAGGCGCGCCAAAGAGCTGCACCTACTGGAGCGGCACGGGCTGGTGCGCAATCTGCGCGAGCAGGTGCCGTATGAGCTTATTCCTGCCGGCGTTGGCAAATACCGTAAAGAGCGCTCAGTGGTGTACAAGGCGGATTTCGTTTATGAAGTATGCCAGCCGGACGGCACCTGGAAATGGGTGGTAGAGGACACCAAGGGCGCCAAAACAAAGGAATACATCATCAAAAGAAAGCTGATGCTGTACATTCACGGCATCAGCATAAAGGAGACGGAAAAATGAATTTCAAAAAATTGCTATCCATTTGCAAACGAAGCAAGGCCTATTTTCTATATGACCTGCCTGACGGCGAGCAAATGCTCAGTAATGGCAGCTGCGGTTACATCCTGTACGGCCACCCTGAATACACGCCGGAGACGCTGCGCATGGTCGCTGACTTGGCAGAGGATGACAGCGTGATCATGACAAGAATGCCAAAAGCGGATCTGCCGCTGGCAGACCAATGCCCCAATGAAGAATATGCCGCCCCGCTGGACACCTGCATTGTAGCCGCAGGCGCTGTATGGCAACCGCTGATTGTAGGTGCGGGCATGACATTCATCAACAGAAGAGCGTTGCAACCTATCGAAAAGGAAGAAGAGGGGTACGATCTGTACCGGCGCGGGGACCTGGTGGTCGTTAAATCCGGCCTGATCGTGCAGGGCGTGATCAGAACAATGGATCTGTCCAAAGCAGAAGCTGTATGCCGGGATCTGATAAACCTGGGCACCGTGGCCGGTATGGCCATTGAGGAGCGCAATAATGAAGAATGAGAACGAAAAAACTACAGTTGCGATCTTGGCGACGATATGCCGAGATGTGTGTATCTACGGCAGTATCAATAACAGGTGCGGCCTGGACAAGCCGGAACTGGACGAGCACTGCCAGCGTTGCGCGCTGGCGCAGATCAAGGAGGTAACGCTGAAATGACCGAGAAAATCCAAAAAGCCATTGATAAGATTGACCAGGAGGCGGAGAAGATGGGCAGCGCAACCGTGCGCCTGCTTTGCTCACACATTATAGACCACTGCCTGGTCAATGATGAAAACGCGGACAAGGTACTGGCTGAGGGCAAGAGTTTGAAAGGCTGCTGGGATCACATCACCAGCAACGCACGGAAACAAGCAGCGGGCAACTGCGCAGCCGTGCCGGACGACACCGTGTACGAATGGGCAGCGGGCTATTACGGTTTTACTGCCGAAGAGACCAAGGCGGAGATCATCGACCTGCTGGATCTGCTGTGAGGTGTCGGTATGGGAAAGAAACTGAACACGCTTACGCAGGAACAGGCTCGGAAGATTTGGAACGGCCGCCCGAAACTGCCGGAGAAAAAGATATTGGCATTCGCACATAAGCAGGTGTTCGTCAACGAGCAGTATTTTTTCAAACACAAAGAACACGGTCACAGATATGGCTACTGTACCGCTTGCGGCAAGGATGTGCAGATCGACATTGAGAATATGCGGCTATGGACGGACAAGCACGCAGCCTGCCGCTCTGCACGGCATAACGACACCGTATGCTGCCCCGCCTGCGGGCACGAAGTCCAAGTCAAAGACGCCGGGCGTGGCCGTAGTCAGTTGGTCAACACGGCAGTGGTGGCGGTAACACAGCGAACACGGAACGGCGGTATATTGCTTTCTTTCGTTCGAGTGTATGAGGATTATACGCGCAACTATAAAGCCGCGCCGGAAAGGGGCACACTGCTGTACGCTGCATACTTCAATCTCGGCCAGCACTTTGTAGCCGAACAAACATACGGTGGAGGGCTGTACATAAGCGTAAAGCAAAAGCCAACACGCCGACTGCCATGCACGGTGGAGCCGGTTAAGCTGGATCACAACAGCTGGAAATGTACAGAGGGAGAGGGAGCAAAGCTGCTTGGCTTTGAAGAGGCGTTGGAAAAAAGCAACCTACGCTATCTGCCGTGGGAGACATACCACGAATGTGCCCAGCAGCTCCATCAAAGCGCAATTACAAACTATCCTGTCAACCTACTTGGTTTGCTGTATCAATACAGCCGGTACCCGGTGCTTACAGAACGCCTGATCAAAGAGGGCAACGGCGACTTGGTAGCCGAACAAGTGGAGTGGGACTGCACAACCGGTATGGACTACAAGCAAGTGGTGCCTTACAAGGCTATGCGACTGACCAAACAGGAGTACCGCATGATAAAAGCAAAATACAAGATTTGCTGTTCAACACTCAGAGCAACAGCGGCGCTGAAAAAATACGGCTGTAAAATGTCAGATAAAAATATTCTCTTTTTTCTTGCCTTTCAGTACAGCTATGAACAGAGGAAATGCTACAAGGCGTTGGATTTTTTACGGCAATACCTATCGCCGCAAAAGGCGGTAAACTGGGTAAACCGGCAGGCAGCGGGAGGATATGGAACGCCAACAAATGTGCTGTCAGATTACAGCGACTATCTGGATCAGTGCAGGCGGTTGGGCCTGGATGTTAACCGTAAAGAGGTAGCCGTACCGCAGAACCTGCGAGACCTGCACCGGCAGTATTCCGAAGAATTGACACGACAAGCTAATGAAAAGAAAGCAAAAAAGCAAGCCGAGCGGGCAAAGAAGTTAGCTAAGGATCTGCCAAAGCTGAAACGCAAATATACATACGCCTGCAGCGGGCTGTTCATTCGGCCGGCCGAGGGACCGGAGGATCTGCTAAAAGAGGGCTGTGCCCAGCACAACTGCGTGTACTCCTGTTACACGGAAAAATACCTGGACAGAAAGACGGATATACTTTTCGTCCGCAAGCAGTCGGACCCGGATCAGTCCTATGTGACCGTAGAATTTAAGAACGGAGCCGTTATTCAATGCAGAGCGGATCACAACCGACCTGCACCGCCGGATGTGCAGGAGTTTATGCAAGCCTGGCTTGCCTACCTAAAGTCGAACAGAAAAACGAAAGCAGTCAGTTAAGGAGGACTTATGGATAACCAAATCACCACAATGCAAGAAGTAACGCCCGCAACCCAGAAAGCCTACGACACCCACGCGAGGATCCTGGCCAACGGTCAGGTAATGGCCAGAGCACTGGTAGATGTGTGCCACGATCTTAAGACAATGCGGGATGAGGGCCTATACACGGAGCTGGGCTATGACACATTCGAGGAGTACGCCGAGCAAGCCTGCGGCATTAAGCAGCGGCAAGCCTATTCCTACATATCAGCCTATGAAAAGCTGGGCCAGAAGTATATGGCCGACCACGCCGACCTGGGGATCACCAAGCTGGAGTTGATCTCTCAAATCAGCAGTTATGAGCGTGAGGAATTCCTGGAGGATGTGGACGCAGAAAGCGCTACGGTCCGGGACGCTACAAGAAGCAGACGGAACAGCTGACCTTCGATCTTGGCCAGGCACAAAGCGAATTAAGCGAAGCACCGGAGCCGGTGGACACGGACGCACTCCGTTCTTCCATTGAGCAGGAAGTAAAAGCCAAGTACAGCGCCCAGCTGGAAGAATTGCAGCAGCGGGCCGACGCAGCGCCGGACCCGGAGGTGATACGAAAGGAAGCGGAAAAGGAAGCCGCCAAGGAATACAAAGCCAAGCTGGCAACGGCAAAGGCAGACGCCGAGAAGAAAGCCAAAGCCGCTGTAGAAAAGCTGGAGCAGGAAAAGGCAGACCTGGAACGGCAGTTGGACAGCAGCACCACCAAGTTGGACGCCGCTGTTCGGCAAGCCAAGGCAGCGGGCGCAGACACGGATGTAGCCGCCTGCCGGGTGTACTTCACCGAACTGCAGCAGACAGCGGCCAAGGTACAGGAACTGATCGGCAAGATCAATGCCAAGGATCCGGCCACCGGCACCAAACTCTCCGCCGCCGTTATTTCCGTTTTGCAGTCAACTGCAAAGAATTTGGAGGTGGCAGGCACCGAACGCGGAAACGGCGGTTTCGGAAGCACAGGGAGGTGAGCAGGATGTGTATAGCAGCACAAATCATTCTTGTGGCCGGGGCGGTCATTGTTGCATTTTTCGGCGTGATCGGCTTTGGTCCGAACTTTAAGAAGTGAGCGGAATAAAAAGCAGGAGGAAAAATGACGAACAACGAAAAGAAGGAATGGCTGCAACGCTATCGGGAGTGCTGGGCGGAGGTTGAGATTACACAACAGGAGATCGAAGAACTGAACAGCCGGGCGCAAAAGATCACGGCTTCCCTCTCTCCCACGCCGGGAGGCGGGCAGCGGGCAGATTTTACCTTGACGGTAGATCGCATCATAGAACTGAAAGAGAAGCTGGACCAACAAGTCCGGCTTGCTCTGTTGCAGCGGGCAGAAATTGAGACTGCTATTGAGCAGGTGCGCAGTCCGTTGCACCGGCGTGTGTTGCGTCGGCGGTATTTGAACGGTGACACTTTTGAGAAGATCGCCGTAGACGAAGATATTACATACAATCACCTGGTCTCTCGCATTCATCCGCAGTCCCTGGATATGCTGGAATGCGAAAATTAAAAAAACCACTATGCAATGCATGTTGATGTTATAGTATGCAGGTTGCCGTCTGTGTTATAGTATAAACTGCCAAACAGATTGAAAGAGCGCTCCAAACGGTGCGCTCTTTGGTTTTTGCATTTGTGCTTTCCCTTCCTAAAATGCGGTTATTACGAGGCCTGTTTTCAGATGTGCTATAATTATGGTGAGCGAAAGGGGGGAAAACAAATACATGCGTAAACGCTCTAAAAAACCTTTAGGCAAGCAGCAGCAGAAGAAGAAACGGAAAAATCGTAAAGTTCGAGAGTATGAAAAGATCAAGATGGAACTGACTAACCTTTCTCCGGCGGAACGCCGACGCGAACGCATTTTAGCAGAGGCCGAAGAGAAAACCGCGATAAACACTACTCCTTTGACGATTTCTGTAATATCGATGATATTTTCATGGTTTGCAGTCTTTCAAAGTAAGATTTATGACATTTTGAAAGATCAGTTTCAAACATTGCTTAAAGAATACTCAAACTATGCTGGAATAATTCAAAAGATACAACAGAAGATGAGTGACATTCAGAATAGTCATATTGAGATATTCGGCGTGGTTGTAGTTGCTTCAGCAATAGCAGCAGTGATTATACTGATTTGCCAGCGGTGTTTTGAGAA